CCTTCATGCTGCCATCGCGGCGGATGGTTTCCTGGTTGTGCAACGTGTCGGTCTGCTCGCCCCGGCCGTCGCCGAAAAGCGTCCGAAGACTTGGCGCTTGGCGACGCATGGGCATCCACTTGGTCCGGACCCATTCCGTTGCCGACGACGTCGTCGGATGCACCACCAGGCTGTCGAGCGGGCCGTATTCATGCCAGGCGGCAAGTGTCGGGTTCAGGACCGACACCGTCTTGCCCCACTGGGCGGACCCACGAACCGTCACTTCACGGCAGGGATGTTCCGGCGACAGCACCTCGTGGATTCGGCGCAGGAACGGGAAGCGATCGATCCGAAATCGACCGGGAAAGGGCGAGCGCTCGTCGAACTCGATATTTTCTTCGCACCAGCGGGTGATGTCTGGCGGCGGCGGCGGCAGCATCGCCTGGGCGATCCCGCGCAGGACCGCAGCCTCGGCCGAGCTCAGGAATCCCATCAGCCATTCGCCTCGCATTCGGTATCCGTCATTGCGGTCCTTTCCGCCTCGCCGGTCAGGTCATCCGTTCGCTCGCCGCGATGGGCCCGCCATGTCTGCATGAGGATTTGCCGCGCCTCGCGAAAATCCACGCCGAGCCGGTCCGCGACAGCGCGCGCGCCGTCACGCAGGACGGTTTCGAACCGGCCGATCTCACGCGAGGTGAGCTTGGCCGTCGCGCGTTCCACTTCCTCTGCCAGAACCCAGCGGCCCTCGTCGCGTTCGTTGTCGCGGCGCTTGCGTCGCGCATCCTCTTCAGCGTTCTGGATCCGCGCCAGCTCGTAGCGATCGGGATCGCGCGGCGAGAGGACGCCATCCGGTCGTGATGCTGCGCCACGCGGCTTGGCCGTCTCGGACGGGTCTGCCAGATCGGTCAGCGCCTGCCGCGTCGAGGCACCGTTCCCCAGCATCTGACCGGGATCGAGGCGGCCTTGCAGCGCTGCCTGAACCTTCGAAAGATCAAAGCGCCGGCCACGGCCCTCGCCCTGGTAGCATCCGGCAAGTTTGCCTTCGGAAAGGTACTGCGACACCCGAGCCTTGGAGACGCCCAGGCGGTCAGCCAGCTGCGTCGCGTTCAGCATCACGTTCCTTTCTGTGCAACCTTGCGTTTGTTTAGGCGGGTGGTTGATGTTAAGGCTGTTTTGTTAAGGCTTTCCCGGCAGTTAAGAGAGCCGAAACTGTCGGGGTGCGAATTACCCGTGTGCTGCAGATCGCCGGGAAGGACCCGCGACTATCCGAACCGCTTCTGCATCATCCGGCCAAGCGTCCGGGTCAGATGGTCCGACATCCTTGCCGCGAATAGCTGGCCGGCGTTCTCATAGAAGCCGAGCCTCTGCTGATAGACCGGCACCTTCGTGCTGATGACCGCGACGATGCCGATGTTGCCATTGGCCTCCCGCTTGTAGATGCCGGCCGAAAGGCCCCGCCTGGGCACGAAGTACCGCGCGCGGCGCCGGTGACGCCGACGCGATGCGGCGGTGCTGTTCGCCGTCGCGTCCCGCTGCGCCTGGAGATCCGAGAGCACGCGGTTCTTTTCGCCCTGCGACCAGTTCCCGTACGCGTCGAGCCGGGCGTTGTCGCCGGGAATGATCGACTGGATCACCCCCTCATAGGCGAGGCTGCGCGAGAGCAGCATTTCGAACCCGGTTTGTGGCCTCGGCCCACCTTCTTCTTCCACCCGCAGGTAGTGGCGAGACGCCGAACCAGCCCTTTGCCGGACCTCGGCCTCGAGCGACATCGGCTTTGCCCGCACCACCTCGAAGGCGTTCAGCGTCCAGCGCGTCGGTCGGTCGAAGACAACCTTCATCCGATCAGTGACGTCCTGCCGTATATCGGCGGCCATGTCGTTGAGCGCCCAGGTGCCGGCGATCCGCACGTCCCGATCGGCCAACTGCTTCAGTGCCAAGGTGAACGGGTCGGTGTCGATGGACATCAACGTATCCATGTCCACCCTCCAGTTTTACCTTCGCTCATCCTCGCCCGAGCGTGCGCGTGGACACAGACGCAAGCGCAGAGCGTTGCGCAATCAGTGCCTGCGTCGTTCACGCCGAATTCACGCAGGGCTTGTCAGATATCAATGCAACCAATCCCAAGCGTCGCCGTTCTTAAGCGTTGTCGAAAGAAGAGCAAGATTGAGCAAGACCGTGAAGAAAGACACTTTCAGCCCGTACATTTCTGCTGACGAATGGCAACTGATCCTGACAGCACTGAAGCCCTATCGCCACAACAAGGATTATCGTGCACTTCTGGAACACCTTCAGGATCAACTGGAACTTCCTTCGGACCCGCAGGTAGACCGCACACACGGCCCCGCCGAAACGAAGAACGCCCGCGAGGGATGATCCCGGCGGGCGCACTTCCAGATAATATTGATTCTGTTCTCACAGACGGACCTAAGACGTCAAGAAGTTTTTCGAACCCCATATCCGATCATGCGATCCAGCGAGGCTGACAGAGCCTCTCGCAACGCATCTCGGTGCGGACCCTTGGTTGACCATCCGTGGCGGCGCAGCACCTCGGTCAAAAGCATTTGCTGCAGACAGACCATATCGACCAGCGCCCGATCACAGATCGGGCCGCGCTGCCCATTGCCACGTGCCGACGGCCGCACCCGTCGCACCTGCATTGCGATCCCATTGCCCATCCGGCGCTTCATGCCGGCCAGTTCTCGCCCGACTGACAGATAGGCATCCATGAAATCGCGCTCGCCTGATCCGGCCTGCCTGCCGTCGATGGCGGAGCACTTGATCGCTCCTGCTGCACGCCATTCGACCAGGTCGCGATAGCGCCGGCCCACCGCGATCTGCCCGGGCGTCAGAGGCCACGCCCGCCCTGCCCGTTCGGCGCTGGCAATCATTCGGTCGAACACATCCGCAGCGCGCACCGCTGAGCGACCACCATAACCAACTGGGACTGCCTGCCAGTCCTCCTCACCTTTCGGTCGCATCTCCAATGGCTGGAACGCCACACCCGGACCGCGCGCCGGTGCAGCGATGATTGTCGGGCCGCACTCGGCCGGCGGCTGTGCGGCGGCCTTGATCAAGGCGATGCGGTCGCGCTCTTCGTCCAACCGACGTTCGGCGGCCTTAAGATCCATCACGCTGACCAGTGCCTGCGCGCGCGCCATCAGCTGACCTCCCGGGTGATCTGCGCCTCGATATCACGGCACCGCTGCAGGGCCGCGACCCGCCGTTCCCGCCAATCCCGCTCCGCCGGCAGCAGCTCATCGCTTCGCGCCAGCCGCGTTTCGAGATCGCGAAGCTTTCGAACGGCATCTCCTGCGCCGTCCTTGATGGTTTTCAGGCTCCAGCTTCCCGGCCAGCGGCGCGTCTTGCGCAACTCGAACAGCAGTTCCGGCGCCCAGCCTTCCTCCAGCGCGGAACGTCCGATCTGATGGGCAAAGACCGCGCGGATCAGCGGCGATGCCCCATCGCCCGGCGGCTGAATATCGGCGGCCCAGGACAAGATCAGGTTTGCGATCGGGAAGCGGTCCCGATCTTTGCCGCCGGGATTGGCCGCGACCTGTTCTTCCAGCGCGGCAAGGCTGGCCTCGGACATGTAGGCAAGCCGGGCGCACATGTCCTGCACCATCTCATCGAAGCCGGCCACCGTCAGGGTCGAGGGCTTCGCCAGGCCTCGCCGCTTCAACGGTTCGACCAGCGTTTCCATTACCCGCTTCTCTCCGGCTGCCTGTTCCGCGCTGTTCATCGCCCTTCCTCCTTTTCTCAGCCTGACCACTTATCCACAGGTGCACCGCCTGAAATGTCGCGACAGGGCCTCTGTCTTTTTCTCTGTCTTTGTCTCTGTCTCTATCGAACGAGACAGTCTTGAAGTGTCCTTGGACTGTCTCAGACTGTCTTTCGGACAGTGTCAGGACAGTTCGGGAAATCTCATGGCCGCCCGCGACGGCGCGACATCGTCAGATCCAGCATGTGATCCGACCAGCGGGCGATGCCGCGTTCGATCCAGCTCGAGGACCTGTATTCGCAGCCTTCCTGGATCAGCCATTCATCAATCCAGCGCACGGCCGCATCGTTCTGCGCCAGGTCGGCCTGATAGCCCGCCAAGGCGGACCGCAGCCGCATTAGCCGCTTGGAAACACTGGCAGCTTCGCTGCGTGCCCGGTGATCTTCCTTGCGCGAGATGGCTTCCGTCAGCCCGCGCAGCACCATCGGATGCATCAGCCTGACCTCGCCCTCGCAGCTGACGCGCCGCCACTTGTGGAGTGGCCCGAACTCCAATCGGCAGAGCTGGGTGAAGTGATCGCGGTCTACGAACAGCATCTTCGCCAGGACCGCGTAATCGGTGGGCAATGTCCCGACCGGCGACTGGTCGTAGCTGATGTTGATCAGGTCGAAATACAGCGCCCGGCATTCCGCGGTGCCTTTCAGGCGCATGTCGCAGTTCAGCCAGCGGCGGCGCTCCCAGGCCATGAAATAGTGACTATCCAGTCGCTCCTCGGAGGACAGCGGATATTCGTCGAGATCCTCGACCGGGGCCAGTTGCACGTTCATTGCAGCACCCGGTCGCGCAACCCGCGAGCTCGCGCGACAGACTGCTCGCGCTGCGCCGCCTTGGCCATCCGTTCGGCCAGTTGTACCTCAAGCCATCCGTCGATCGACAAGCGAGCTTTTCCGCGTCCGCGAGGCGGCAAACCCATCTTCCGTGCGCGCTCAAGAACGGTGCGGCTCTTGGCGCCGAACTGTGCGGCGATATCGACAGTCCTGACACCCGCCGCCCACATCGCGGCGAACTCATCCTCGCGGCCTGCCGCACAATGACGCGCGGCGTTGCCGCGCAGGGGAAGACCAAGCGACCGGCATCGATAGATCACCGCTGACTCGTAGACGCCGAAATGCCGCGCGATATCAGCGATCAGATCGCCGCGCAGCCACATGCGGGAGAATTCGACCGCTGCATCATTGCCGATGCGCCAGCGCCGGCCGCATTTTCTGGGCGGCAGGCCAAGCGCCTTCGCCCGGCGCCAGAGGTTTGTCCTGGTCAGGCCGACCTGTGCGGCGGCCTCTGCCGTCGTCAGGCCGGGATTCTGCCAGACGGACCTAATACGCGCTGCCGGGATCCGCTTCATGCCGCGCACCCGTCGCGGCTCGAAATTACGGCCAGCATGGCTCTGCACGTGTGATTTCGGGGACGACCCGCACCAACGAATCGTCCCCGGGTGGAAACCGTCAACCCCAATCCCAAGTGACGGCATCCATGTGGCCAGTGCGGCCACATAGCAGCCATGAAAGGAGTTGCTTCATGGCTACATTCTGACACCCCGGCAACGGGATGCTTGTCGACGTGATCCTGCCGACCACAAAGCCCTGTCATCTCTTTCATTTCCGGTCCTCGCGGTCCAGCCGCTGGAAGAATTTTTCCGATGCCGCTTTGAAGCGGTGATGCAGGTTGAGCGCGCGGATCGCGCGCGCCTCGAAGAACCGGCCCATCAGGTAATTGTAGATCCTCATCTGCGCCCCTCGATCCTGCCGAACACGACCTCGGCGCCTGCGATTGCCATCACCGCCATCACATAGCGCAGCGAGGCATCGTGATCCTCGCGCAGCCAGTTGATGACCTGCCGGGGCGACACATCCAGTACCTTCGCAGCGCGGTTGGCCAGGTCGCGTTCCGAGGGCGCCGGAAAGGCCCGCCACAGCAGATTGCGAAACCATCGCCTGGCGGCAGCCGGGTCTGTCGAATGTGAAGGATTTTTCATGCTCGATACTCCATGTTGATCACATGGAGACTGTCTTGGTGAGACATCACAGGAGGGCGCGGCATGTTGGGTCATGCGGCGTCCTCAGAGGTTTGTGCGGGCCAGAAATCGTCTTTGGTTATGTCAATTCCACGCAAATTAGCGGCAGCGAGAACCGATGGCTTTTCGCCATCGGGGATCGAACCCCGAACCTTCCATCCCTGGATCGTCGACGGTGCTCGCCCCAATACGGCGGCCGCCGCGCGGACCCCGCCAAATTTTGAGATAATGCTGGCTGCATAGTTCATGGCGCGAATGTGCGCTAATTGCGCACCCTCTGCAAGCGCTTTCTGCGCACAGACATGCGCACATGCATATGCCATGGAATAGCTATGGACGATAAACCTGTAGCGCTTGCCTTGCGCGAGATCAGATTAAGCGCACACGTCAAGCTTCGCGAAATGGCTCGCAGGCTGGGGGTCTCAGTCAATAGCTACAGCCACTATGAGAACCCCGCACGCTTCAAAGATCCGTATCTCCCGATGCATATGGCTGAGAAATTTGCCGATGCCTTAAGACCGGAGGGCGTTCCTCGGGAGGCGATACTTGCGCTGGCCGGAGCTCGCGAGCCCGTCACCGGCGACGAACTTGAGGCACGCCTTTCACGGCTACCGGCTCAATCTCGGGAAAAAGTTCTTCAGTACCTCGCCGATCAAGAGCTTCTTCACGCTCAAGCGCAGCAATCACACGCATCTGATAAACCTGAGGAAGAGCCATGAAGCGCTCCCCTATAGTCTTGTTCTCACCCATCCCTCACCCCATACACGACCGGCCAGAACATTGTGCGAACAAAATTAACCAATCAACCGCTTGACTGCTGAATATTCGAAACAACCTGCGGGCGAATCTGTGGAAATGCTGTGGATGAAAGACAACTTGAGGACTTAGTTGCCCATGGCTGAATGTAAGGACTGCGGGACACCGATTGGGATGTTCACCACGTTCGGTGATGGACGCTGCCGAGATTGCAACCTCGCCGTACTCAAGCAGCGCAGAGATTCGCGTGACCTCGGCCCAGAAGCCCTTGCCGAGATCGAGGCAGAGCGACAGGCGGTCTTTCAGCAAGTCGCGTCCGTCACTCTCACCACCGAAGCCGTCGCGCCCTTCGAGATCGTCGAACGCATCGATATCGTGACCGCTGAGTGCGCATTCGGCATGAACATCTTCAAGGATCTGTTCGCGGGCGTGCGCGATGTTTTCGGCGGCCGATCCAAGGCGGTCCAGAAGACCATGCGCGATGCCCGAAAGACGGCCCTGCACGAACTGCGCCGCGAAGCATATGAGATAGGCGCCAATGCCGTCGTCGGCGTGGATCTGGACTATGTCGAACTATCCGGCGCCGGCAACATGGTGATGCTGGTCGCGTCTGGGACGGCGGTGAAAGCGAGGCTGGAATGAGAAAGACTAGCGGCAAGTCGACATCACCGCCCGACAGACTGCGGACGCCACGGCCAAGTAGAGCGGAAGAGCAAAGTCAGCAAGTCGTGCAGGAGCTTTATCTTAGTGTAGGCGTAGCGCTCGGGGCATGGAACGGCGTTGAAAGCGCACTTGCGGATATTTTCGCCACACTGATCCTGTTCGACCCGCTGGAACCTGACCGGCTGGTTGGTAAACGCATCCCGCGGATTGCCTTCTGGCGGGCCAGAGCGTTTTTGACGCGGCTCGACATGGTCGACGCACTGATGAAATCGGGGCTCATTCCCGTTGAAGCGCGGCTTCCGGAATGGGAAAAACTCAAGGTCACGCTGAAACGGAAGAACGAGATCAGAAACAAAATCGCGCACGGGGTCGTCCGGGAAGTGACCATTGAAAGGAAAGGCACCAAGCGATCTCAAATCGCCTTCCAGCCCTTCGCGGACGAGACGAAAGACAACGAATCTCCCCAGGAACAGGAAGCAGCGATTGCATCCGGGGGCTATCCATATTCCAGCAAGAAGATGACTGTCGGCGATTTCGACAAACACATACTGGAGTTCAACGACCTGGCAGAGAGACTGAAACGATTCGAACTTGATGTAGTAGGTTGTTCTCGTCAGCGCCCTTCCCCTCCGGAAGCGTTGAATCCCTGAGCGGAATACCATTCCTGATATAGTATTGTTGCCATTCCGATTCTTCCTCCGGAATGAATTTCTCACCGGCACGCTGCATCCGAACGGCCACTCGGAGGGCCTCTAGCAAGCAGGGCATGATGTCTTTGAAAACGATGCTCTCGGTGGGTTCGCTGGAGC